GCCCCATCACGGGGCCCCCTACACTGAGAGGAGATCATGCCTTACGCAACCAACCAATCGTTTACAAGGGCTCATAAAAGGTTACACCAGTCTATGACTGGTGGGTCCGCTTATAGCCCTGGTGATTGGTTGGTCCGGCCAGTTTACACGATTAACACGGTGTTTTCACATCGTCATAATACGAATAAACTGGTCGATGGCTCTGTTAGTACACCCGCAACATATGACCAAGCTTTGCAAGCTTTGAATGGAGGGCAACCCCCATCAAATCTTGCTGAAAAGCTTGTCGCTCGACGCAAGTTTATAGAAAATTCTATAAATGATGCTGTCGAGCCCGCCAACGGTGGAATAACTCATTTCAGCACTGCTGATAAGGGTCATCCATTTGCGGTTCATCGGGTTCAGTCGGAGGTACTCTACACAAAAGTCACGTATAGCGACCAATATGGTGGCAAATACGATGCCGATTGTGTATTAAACGTACCTAGCCGTCTCGGAGTACCTGGTTCTATAACGAACCAGTTCTACGAAACGCGGCCAACGGAAGCATTTTCAACCTTTGGTTGGAGTGCTTACCCCGGCGTTACGCTCCTAACAAACTCCAACCCGTCTTACAAGCCCTTTCCCAAGAGCTTGGAGATTAATGTTGGAACTCGTTTGATAGGTGAGCTCAATCCATATGCCAGTACGGCATCTTTTCTCGCTACGCTCATTGAGCTTATGCGGGGAGATGTTCCGACTGTTATCCGTAATCTACGTAAGTATATTACTGATATCAATAGCCTTAAGAAGACTATTGGCTCTGACTATCTAAATATTCAGTTTGGGTGGGCTCCTCTTTTGAAAGATATTGAAAAGCTTGTCAATACGTGTATAACGCTTGACACTTTGCTTTTTACATCTGACAATAAGAGGCGTAGTACTAGGCGTACGCTAGTTGATCACGCATGGAATGGCACCACAGACTCCTTTGATAGGAGGACTGTCGCCGCTCCATTCGCGACCTTTTTGAGTACCACTAAAGAGGGAACACCAGGCTTACCGCCTGCTGCTCTTACTCTTACGTACCAAGAAGGACTAGTCTACTCCCGTCAGAACGTTAGTATAAATTATACTGCCCGTTATACAAAGGGAGTGCGATCAAACGCAATCCTTAACGGGCGGGTGGACCAAGCTATAACCTTTTTGGGTATGGACTTGACACCCGATGTTCTGTGGCAGGTAACTCCATGGTCTTGGCTCTTAGATTGGTTTGCCAATCTAGGCGATGTCATCTCAAATATTACAAATTTGAGTATGAAAGACATCATTCTCGACTACGCATATCTGACGAACCGTATTGAAACGGAACGCGGGATATTGGCGTGGAAGCCTTCTCTCGTTGGTAACATGACATCTAGCCGTTATACGGTTGGACATAAGGTTATCACTGTTGAGAAGACTAGGAATCAAGCCTCTCCATATGGGTTCTCAGTTGGATTTGATGGGCTTTCGCCTTATCAGATCTCTATCCTCGTCGCCCTGGGCTTAGCCCGTGGACGATGATTATAACTAAAAATTAACTTAATAATAAGTTAATAATAACCGAATAGAAAGGTTAGGAGACGCCAATGGCCCTCTCTGATCCCCAGTCCGTTACTATCAACTCCGTCGCGGTCTCACTGCCTCGTGTAAACACGGGCAGCGATGTTGGTAAGTTTACCAACTACGATGCCAAGACATCCCTCGAAGTGAGGCCTGTCTATGGCAAGCGTACGCGTCGGAATTCGCGGATCAATCATGCAAAAATCGTCACCGATCCACTGGTTAGTACAACTAACCAGCTTGTATCGGCTTCGATTATTTTCACACTTGATGTACCCCAGTCGGGGTACTCTGCCGCGGAACAACTGGACCTTGCAAAGGCCCATCTTACTTGGCTTAGTGCCAACTCGTATGCGAACCTTATTAAGGTTATCGCTGGCGAGAACTAATGAACTCTGCTTTAATGATAGTTGCGCTCATTTTGAGTGTTGCTCTCATTTCAGTGGTAGTTTCACTAGTTGTAATCTTGTTCGGAAGTAATCGAACGAGATATAAGAGGACTGGATTATAAGGAGAAGACCGTCGGCCTTGGATATGAACCCGAAAGGCACATATGAAAAGCCAAGCTGATCTCCATAGCGCTCTGATCGAAGATCAGATGTCGCTATTGGGTCTCAGTGCCCTCAACGACCTAGCTACATTTAGGTCGCGCGTTGAAAGTAAGGGACTGCCATTTATGGCAATCACTCTTCCACAGTATGCGAAAGATCTCGAAAGAGCTCTAGCATCTGGCTCACTCACCCGCGAAGGCTTCACCTCATTTAAGAGGCGAGGACCTGCGGATGTCAGACCGCTATTTCTAGGTGGTCTGATGAGTTTGATTTTCAACGCTGATGGCGAGATCCTTCCTAACCCCTCTTCGGAAGCTATTCGAGCAGTTAGACAAATTTGTCTATTTCAAAGTAAACTTAAGGAGCTTGCTCCTGAAGCTTCTTTGAAAGCTGCCGAAAAGACTTTCGTTGAGACGGATGCTGCTATAGCCGAGTCTCCTGCTGATAATGCCGATTACTTGGCATTCTCGAAGGTTGCGACTCGACTATGGTCCGGGATGTTTGACAAAGTACTCTCGAAAGTTGAGACAGACTTTGTACCGCATCACGGACCTGGAGCGGTGGCTGATAAGCTTACCTCGAACGGTAAGTATAAGTCACGATCGTATTCAGAAAGACTCGACAGAGTCTTGCCTGCGTCCGATTGGCTCATTCCAGGCTATGGATATTATTCCGAGCTTCTGGAGAGTCCGTTCTATGCCCCGGCGCAAGAACCGCCCGTTAGGGTTGTTTTTGTACCTAAAACGATGGTTACACCGCGAGTAATTGCGATCGAACCCGTATATATGCAATATATACAGCAAGGGTTTCTGTCCATATTCCGAGAGGAAATGGCTAAGAATTCCTTTGTTTCATTCGAAGATCAAATGCCCAACCGTCTTCTTGCGAAGACAGGATCTATTGATGGTAGTTTATCTACTATCGATCTATCCGAAGCATCTGATCGTGTTTCCCTGCGTCTAGTCAAAGCCATGTTTCGGCACAACACTCCTTTAATGGAGTATGTGCTTGCGTGTCGTTCGACTAGAGCCGAACTTCCGAATGGAGATATAATTCTCCTAAAGAAATTCGCGTCTATGGGTAGCGCACTCACATTCCCGATTGAGTCACTAGTGTTTTTTACAGTAGTGGTTCTTGCGATATGTGAGCAGGAAGGGTTGAGTGCTCCTTCTGGGAGACTTATAAGGTCTCTCAAAGGAGTAGCACGCGTCTATGGTGACGATATTATCGTCCCCACTAGATACACCCAAGCTGTTATCACGAAGCTTGAGACTTTTGGTCTCAAGGTGAATGTCCGTAAGTCTTTCTATGAAGGAAACTTCAGAGAATCTTGCGGAGCGGAGTATTATTCCGGTTCGGACGTCTCCATTGTGAGATGTCGGAAGAGGATTCCGCATAACAGACAGCAAGTAGATGAGCTCGAGTCGTTTGTAGCACTTCGTAACAACTATGCTGAAAAGTATGGTGTTACGAAGTACGTCTCGATGTTGGATGACCATATAGAAGGGATTATTCCTTTTCCCTATGGATATTCAACTACTGATGCTCTCGTCAGGTATGATGGTGAAGGTGTCGTGCAGGCCACTGGCATGCATGTCGATCTTCATCGTCCAACTGTTGTAGCTTGTCAAATTGTACGTAAGTATCGATCTGATAAGCTCGAGGGATCATCAGCACTCTTGAAGTTCTTTACCACTCCCTTTCAGGAGGATAGAGAACATCTTCTACGTGCTGGGCGTCCTGTATCCGCCAAATTAAAATACAGGAAGGTAGTCCTTTAGAAGGACTATTGGCATATGCCAAGGCGAGGCGC